AAGGAAGTGGTCAAGCTTATTATCTTGAACGTGCATCCGGATTTTACAATTCAGATACACCACCCAAGATAATTTGGCAAAATTTCACTGTCATCAAAGACGACGAAATTTCTGACCCCACCCGTCAATTATCATTGAAGACGTTCTCAGATGTTGAACCCAACTTGACTGAAGATATTAACGAATGTACGAATTTGTTTTCGCGCGCCGTTACTATCCAGTTTCAAGATGAGTACAAGATTACTGGTACGTCTCCGATTCGAGCTAATTACCGATGTAGAGGGAGATACCTTTTCGGTGTCCCCATCACCCAAATTACGGCGAAGCCGGACTTTGGGTCATTGGTAAGAGAATTCTACGTGCAAACTGATCCCCGCGGCCCTGTTGGGCTGCGTATATTTCAGAATGCGATGGAGTACGCAGAAATGGCAAACATCTTTACAGGACCTTATAAGTTCCTTGTAAAGAATGCTGACAAAATTCTGCGTCGCCAGTTAAAACGTAGACCGATCGCTGATATAAAGGCTCTTAACCCGAAGGGCGTATCGGCGAAACAAATGTTGAAGGGGGGATTAAAACCCTCTCCTTTCACACACGTTGCCGACCGTACAACAAACGGCTGGTTACAGCTTCGATATGGCTTAATGCCATTAGCATCTGACATCGTGGCACTTACCTCGATGCATGATGCCGTTACTAATCAGTATATCAAAGCTATAACTCATAAGACCGTTTCCGACACTATAATAGCGAGGAGCGAGACTTCGTCTCGCTTCTCGTCAATACTAGGAGGTATACCACCAAACATACTCGCTGGAGATCGAAGATCTTTACTTGTTGTTGGTGCGAACGTCTCCTGGCCCTCAATACGATCGGGTGATCAATTGTGGGACGCAATCGTTCGACGATATATTGGATTAGATAACATTCTCACTAACATGTGGGAAGTGTTGCCTCTTTCTTTTGTCGTCGACTGGTTTGCGAATGTCGGAGGTTATCTCGAGAGACACCCTACGCTATCTCTTGAACAGAGCGATGAGTTTTCGAATGTGAAAATTTCGAATCCTTGGCACTCTTACAAGAATATCGTGGCGCCTACCGATATTGTATTCAACCGTAATGCATTCTTCAAATGGAATCTGAATTTATCAAATACAGATTACTTTGTCGGATCGCAGAAACAGTCCTACAATATCGCTGGCTCTGAGTCGTTGTACTACTCTCGAATCAAGGGTCTTCCTGCTGGTGATGATCAAGTCCAGTTACTCACTGGAATGACCATGACCCACGTAGCGGATGGATTATCTATCCTCTATGGTCGAGCGCGCTGAGTGGCGCTCTCGGCTTGAAAACGAACGCTTCCTTTTCCGGAAGCAAAACCACAAAGGTGTCCACATGGCCTCAAATACCATCGCTCTTAACGATCATGCTGCAGTCTCGAATTCTTTCTCCCTTCAGGGTAATACCCAGACGGAAGCAAAGTATATCGATCCTGACAGCACTCTCGCTGCGCCTCTCGGATTTTCCGTGAAGCACAGTGTGCCGCCTATTGGCTCTAAAGCCAATAATCGTCACACCGTCACATTCTTTGACGTCGATATCCTCAGTGATGGGGGTACCGCAGTCGGGTCTGTGAAGGTAGAGATCTCCGTGCCACGTTCTTCAACGTGGACCGAAGTACAAACACGAGCGCTTGTCGGGTACGCAGTCAGTTATCTGACTGACGCACGCGTGCAAACGCTCATTGATGGTATCACTCCCTAAAAAGAGTGAGCGGGGCTAGTGGCGGAGGTAAACCATGAGAAAACATGGGCCTAAGCCGGAAATAACGACAACAGAAATGTTGTCGACCTTTTATCGCGAAATGGTGTCCGATTGTCAGGACTCCTTTGCCTTATTAGGATACACAAGCCAATTTGCACATGATGATCGTCGGTATCTTTACCGCAGATTATCAGCTGAAGGATCAACCTTCGCTATGACAGTAATGCCATTGCTAGGTAGAGCCCTCAATAGTGCACTTTGCTCGGGACGGCTATCCGTCCCGACGCCCTACTTCAGTAGTAATACTGAAACTGGGCTCCCTAGGTTGTTTCACACAATCTGGGCGCTTGTCTTCTCCACATCTGGGGTTTTACGTCCCGATGCAGATAAGACTGCGATCCGCTTCCTACGCCAGGTTACCCTGGCTTGGAGTAAGGTAGTAACAGAAGCATCAGATCTCCTCGTTGAAGAGTCCGTTAAGGATTTCGTCAAACGAACGAATGATCATGATGCCGTCACTAACATATGCTATGATAGTGCCGCGGCCAATACCATTCTCATACAAGCTTCGCGAGAAGTTGATATGTTGATGGCTGGCTGGGATGTTACCGGTCCTCACCTTCCTACGGACCCCGTAGCACGTGTTAATAACACGGGCGATTACGGGCGACATGGACCAGGTGCTGTGGCTGAAGTTGTTCCTGGAGGAGACAAGTGGCGCTTCATCAGAGGTTCTGATGATGGTGTTATGAGATGTGGATCTTATTCGATTTATGGGACCAAGTCCCATAAGAGTTCGACTAGCTCACGTCTCATAGCAGTTCCCAAAGATGAACGTGGTCCACGGCTTATCGCCGCGGAACCGACATCTTCTATGTTCCGTCAACAAGGTCTCGCAAGAGCCTTGATGCATTACATAGAACGGGAATCGCCCGCTCGCGGGAGAATCAATTTTACGGATCAATCCGTGAACGCCTCGCGCTCAAAGGAGACAAGGTATGCTACCTTGGACCTTAAAGACGCTAGCGATCGCATTCATGTTGAGCATATTAAATTGCTCTTCATGGACTGCCCGATTCTCCTTGCTCGTCTCCTCGACCTCCGATCCCAATTCTGTAGACTCCCTTCAGGGGAACTACATAAACCAGCATGCTTCGCTACGATGGGGAACGCTTTATGCTTCCCCGTCGAATCGATCGTTTTCTACTGTGTTGTCCGAGCCATCTTACGATTGGCAGGAGACACGAGATGCGATCTTTTCGTCTACGGTGATGATATCATCGTCGAGCGCAAGTATGCCGAATTGGTCATCGAGAGCCTTGAATTAATTGGATTCAAAACGAATCCAACGAAGTGTTGTTATAAGACTCCCTTTCGGGAATCTTGCGGTGCTGAATGGTACGCCGGGCAACCGGTCTGTATCACTCGTCCGAAAACACTTCAAGTTCAAGGGCCCTTAGATGTCGCACGCTGGATCTCTTATATCAACGGGTTTATCACCCGCGGATACGTGAGAACTGGTTTTGCGATATCAGATCTTATCTCTAAGAAGTACTATGTTCCCCGAGGAAACTCTCCTCTGGCGGTACCCTGTGATGGGACACCAGAGAACGTAACTCGTTGGAACAGAACGCTTCAAAGAAAAGAGATCAAAACGTACTGCGTTACTGAACGCAGGCCGCGTTGCGAGGTTCCTGATGAATACCGTTTATACGCGTATTTCTCAGGGGCTTCTTTTCAGTCGGCAATCACTGCCGACCCAAACGGTCGTATCCCAAGACAAAATCTTAGGGTCCGATACGGTTGGGTTCCAGTACTCTAATCAGTCCTACTTACCCTTTGTGTGAGTTGCGCCTCTAACTCAGCCGCAGTGATGCGATTGATTGAGGTGTTGCCCCTTTGGGTGGCAGGTTCTCCGCCTGGAGAAACTGGCGTGTGATGCAGGGTCTTAAGTCCAACCTGATCCGAAAGGATCTGGGTGGGATAAAG